CTGATGCAAAGAATCTGAATAATGAACCCATCTTTGTTCAGAGAGACATGGAGTGGGTCAACTCCGTTATGGGTGGCGTTAAGCACACTCCTTTCAGTCGTGTTAAGTCCATCTTTGCAAATATTACCATGGATGAAGCTCGTGCGAAGGGTTACATCAAAGGTAATCGTAAGGAAGAAGAAGTGTTTGCTTTGCTTAAGCGAACCACCGAACCGAAGACCGTTTATAAGAAACAGCAGTTCGATCGTGATGACATCATTGACATTACTGACATTGATGTTATTGCATGGGTTAAGAAAGAAATGCGCATGATGCTGGATGAGGAAATCGCTCGTGCCATTCTTGTTGGTGATGGACGAAGCACTCTTTCTCGGGATAAGATTGATGAAACAAAAGTTCGCCCGATTTGGAAAGATGATGATTTCTTCACCGTTAAATACCCGATCGTCGTTGCCAGCAATGCTACTGACGCTGCGAAAGCAAAAGCTTTCATTCGTGCTGCTATTAAGTCCCGAAAGCTTTATAAGGGTTCCGGTAATCCTGTTATGTTCATGACTGAAGATATGCTGACCGAATGTCTGCTTTTGGAAGATCTCAACCAGCGTATCATTTACGATACCGAAGAAAAGCTTCGTGTTGCTCTTCGTGTTTCCAAGATCGTTACGGTTCCTGTTCTTGAAGGTCTGTCCCGCATGGTTGGGAACAAGAATCATGAACTGGCCGGTATTTATGTGAATTTGAGCGATTACAATGTTGGTGCTGATAAGGGTGGCGCTGTCAACATGTTTGATGATTTCGATATCAACTACAACCAGTACAATTACATGATTGAAACTCGTTTCTCCGGCGCTCTGATCAAACCGTTCGCTGCTGTTGCTCTTGAATTCTGTGAAGGTGCTCCTGTTTCTTTGACCGTTGCTCCTGAAGACAAGGAAAATACCTGGTTTGGCAAGAAAGTCAGTGATCTCCAGCATCATGTGACTGTGTTTGAAGATGAAATCGCAGGTTATTTGAATTACGTGACTGATTATACTGAATTTAGTGATGATCCGACAATGCAGAGCGGTAACTATCTTGCTTTGAAGTTCGCCATTCCGACCGGTGCTTCTGCGACTGTTGAAATCGTCGGCGGAACCAGTGGTCCTGTTGCACTCGATAGTGACATGGTTTGGATCGGCAAGATTGCCAATAACAATCAGACGATCAAAGTCGTTGTTACTGGCAGTGATGGTGACAAACTTGAACGTGTTTATACTCTCAAGGGACTGACCCTTCGAAGTAAATAACCTTCAAAATGGCTAAGTTTTACGGGATGATCGGCTACGCAGAACCTGTTGAAAGAACACCAGGTGTATGGCTTGAAGATATATTGGAAAAACCATATTATGGAGAATTACCAAGAGTATTCGAAAGAGTCGAAGGTGGTTCAACAGTTAATTCAAACATAAACATGGCGAATGAAGTCAGTATCGTAGCCGATCCATTCGCCCGTGAACATTTTTTCGCAATGCGTTATGTTGTGTATGCGGGTGCTAAATGGAAAATAAACAGTGTTGAAGTTCAGTACCCAAGATTAATTCTTAAAATAGGTGGGTTGTACAATGAAAACAAGAATTAAACTACAAAAATTTCTTGAAAAAGTGGCAGCACCTTACCACGTTTATTTTCAACCGCCTGACAGTTTGTATATCGATTATCCGTGTGTCATTTACCATCTTAGTAATGTGAAAAATTTATACGCTAATAATAACATATACAAACAAGATAAATTTTACGAATTAATTATTGTTGATTCAAATCCGGACAGTATATTATTTGAAAAATTTTGCAAGTTACCAATGTGCAAATTTAAAAATTTTTACGTTTCGGAAAGTTTAAATCATTTTGTTTTTGATATTTTTGTAAATGAAATTGGAGATTATTATGAGTAACGAACATGTTGATCTGTTGAAGTGGGATGAAATCGGAAAACATTTTTATGAAATGGGTGTTCGCAAGGGCGTTTTCTATCTTCAGAACAGTGATGGTAGTTATGGCGATGGTGAAGCGTGGAATGGTTTGTCCACGGTAACACAGTCACCTTCCGGTGCTGAAGCGAACAAGATTTACGCTGATGACATTCAGTATTTGAACGTTTATTCAAAGGAAGAATTCGGTGCAACAATTGAAGCTTACACTTATCCTGATGGGTTTGCCCAGTGTAATGGTGAAGCTTCTCTTGCTGCCGGTGTTGTCATTGGTCAGCAGGCAAGAAAGAGCTTTGGTTTCTGCTATCGCAGTATTATCGGTAACGATGTTGCCGGTGAAGATTACGGTTACAAGCTTCATATCATTTATGGTGCGAAAGCTTCTCCTTCCGAACGTTCTCACGCCAGTGTTAACGATTCACCGGAACCGAGTCCGTTCAGCTGGGAAATTACGACCACACCTATTGAAGTTCCCGGACATCAGCCTACCTCTTATATCAGCTTTGATTCCACTAAGACTGATCCTGAAAAGCTTGCTGTTCTTGAAGCTATTCTTTATGGTACTGCTGCCGACGCTACAAACAATGTTGCGGAAGTTAAGGCCCGTCTGCCTCTTCCGGAAGAAATTGCTCAAATTTTCGGTTAATTTTTTGTGTCAATAATACAAGAGGACCTTCAAAATGATTTGAGGGTCCTCAAATTTTTAAAGGAGAAATTATGTTAAAGAAAACTATTACTTATACTGATTACAATGGCATTGAAAGAAAAGAAGACTTTTATTTCAATATTTCAGAAGCCGAACTTTCTGAAATGGAACTCGGTATTCCGGGCGGAATGTCTTCTATGTTGACACGTATTGTAGATTCTCGTGAAGATACTGAAATCATGAAAATTTTCAAAACTCTTATTCTGACTTCCTACGGTGAGAAATCCCCGGATGGCAAGTATTTCGATAAAAGCGAAGAAATTTCCAATAGGTTCAGTCATACAGAAGCGTATAATAAACTATTTATGGAATTAGCTACAAACTCAGAAGCTGCTGCAAATTTTGTCAAAGCGATTCTTCCTTCTGATTTTCAGAATAATGCGGCTCTTCCCGCTGCATAGGATGTGAAAGATAATGCTCCAAATAGTTGTACCAGAAAAGGAGTATTGGAATGAAAGAACCCAACAATTTGTAAGTACGAAAGAACAGACACTCTGTTTGGAGCATTCATTAGTTTCTATTTCGAAATGGGAATCTAAATGGCATAAAGCCTTTATAAAAACATTTAACAAAAATCCGACTAATGAAGAAATTCGATATTATGTAAAGTGCATGACACTTACGCAAAATGTTGATCCAAATGTTTATCTGTCACTTACAGAAGAAAATTATCGAGAAATATTTGAATATATTAATGACACGATGAGTGCCAGTTATATAAACGATGGTCCTGGTGAACGAAACAGAGAAGTGATAACATCTGAACTTATTTATTATTGGATGGTTCAGGCCAATATTCCATTCGAATGCCAAAAATGGCATTTAAACCGTTTATTAACTTTGATACGTATTTACAACGTAAAAAACAATCCAAAAAAGAAAAAAAGCACGGTTGAATTAATAACCGAATACAAAAATGCTAATGAAGAACGGAAAAAGCAATGGAAAACGGCAGGGTAATAATGGATACACAAACTCTTTTGAATATTGTTTTGTCGATTGTTACGGTTTATTTAGCAATAAGAAACTTTATTGTTGCTTCGAAAAAAGATACACAGCGTGAATCGCAAGAATTGACAGAAATACGGGTTCAATTACAACAGGTGATGGGTTTGCTTCATGATGTGCAGAAAGACATTAGGACAAGTACAGCAGATTTTCGTGCTTTGAGTGAACGTGTTGCGATTATTGAAACGAACCTAAAAACCGCATTCATGCGGATAGATGAACTGAAAAAGGTAAAAGAAAATGGACAACCAAAATAATGAAAAACAGCCACGCTGGAAATCGTGGGCGGTATGGGTTTCTGTTTTTGGAGCTTTGTGGACAATTGCAAATGCATTTGGCTTGACTCAAAAGATGGGAATCGAAGAGAATACCTTCAAAATGGTTATTGACGCTATCGGCGTAATTCTTATCGGTTTTGGTATTTTAAATAATCCTACTGATAAGGACAATTTCTGATGAATACTTATCGTCAGCCATTTCGTAATGAATGGCCAATCACACAAAAATATGGGGAAACCATTACTTCTCCTTTTCACACAGGAATCGATTACGGCTGTCCTGATCAGACTGAAATTTTAGCTTCGTCTGACGGAACTGTAATGTATGAAGAAAGAGATACAAATGGGTATGGAAAATATGTGATCATTCAGCATAATTCCGAAGCATCAACACTTTACGCTCATTTGTTTAAGATTCTTGTGAATGTCGGTGAAAAAGTGACCCAGGGACAGGTGATTGGTTTATCCGGAAACACCGGTAATTCGACAGGACCGCATCTTCATTTCGAAGCTCGTAAAGTTTGGAATGACTTCCGATCACATTTTGATCCGATGAAATTACCTATGAAGAGTGTAGATGACAGTATTCATGAAAGCAAACCTGATAACAATTTGACAGTTCCGGAAAAAGGAATTGTCAGAGTTATAGCTCCATATGGTGCATGGGGACACAATGAAGATTTCAATTGGAAAAGAATTTTTCAGCGTGGACAGGAACTTCCTTTTACGGGAAGAACAAAAGAACATTTAGGGTTAACCTTTTGTGAATGCGCAGTATGGATCGCCGCAAATGACGGTGAAACACAGATCTTAGAAAATTAAGGTACCTTCAAAATGACTATTGAGTTCAGACATAAGGGCGATTTCACTAAAACTAAGAATTATCTTACGAAATTGAAACAAGCCATGGAAATTAAAAAAGCGAATGAATATGCTCAAATGGGTCTTGACGCTCTTATGTCTGCTACTCCTAAGAGAACGGGACTCACCGCAAATTCGTGGACATACAAAATAACTCGTGGAAATGGTCATTATTTGTCCATTTCTTACACAAATACAAATGTTCAAAACGGAGAAAATATTGCAATTATTCTTGACCAAGGACATTTCAGTAAAAAAGGACACTGTTGGATTCAAGG